ATACACGCTACGGCTGTCGTTGGTGTTGACCTCGACCAGAAAGGTATGCAAATGCCTCAAAAGTTTGGTTCAGCATCATCGTACGGAAAAAAGTATGCCCTTGGCAATCTATTCCTTATTGACGACACCCAAGACTCTGATGCTGGCAATAGCCACGGCAAAGATAGCAAACCAAAAGCTAAGATAACCTCATCATCGGATGCTGCATTCACTAAGGCAATGGAGTATGTAAAAGGAGGGGGTAAGTTAGAAGCTATCAAAGCGAAGTATGACTTATCCCCTGACGTTGAGAAACTACTAACAACATTATGATAGACAAAGAAGCGATTGACAAGCTGCGTGAAGACGAACATTACTACGGGAACTTTGGTAAACAATTCCTAAGTAACAGTGACATCTCCACGTTGCTTCGAGATCCATTAGCTCTTGGCAAACCGAGAGAACAAGTACCAGCGTTCTTGGTTGGCGGTTATTTTCACACCGCTATCCTCGAACCAAACAAGCTCAAGAAGTACAAGATTATCGAGTCTTCGACGAGAAACACTAAAAAGTATAAAGAAATCTCTAACGGCGAAATGTGTTTGCTGCAGCATGAGGTTGACCAACTTGAGGTGATGATCGACAAAGTGCTCGCTAACGATGTATGTCGCGGCTTGATCCGGCCGATCGATGGCGAATACGAATTACCAGGTATTACAGAAATCGACGGCATTGCTTGGAATGGCAAAGCGGATATTATTAACCGTGACGACGGACTAATCGTTGACTTGAAGACAACAGCTAAGCTGGACGACTTCAGATGGTCGGCTTCGAAGTATAACTACGACAGCCAAGCGTATATCTACCAAAAGATATTCGGTTACGATATGGTCTTCGTTGCGATTGATAAGAAAACGCATCAAATAGGTATATTCGATTGCTCGCCACAATTCATTGAACGTGGTAAAGAAAAAGTCGAACGCGCTATTGAAGCTTACAAGTTATTTTATGACAACCCAGAATTTGAACCAAGAAACTATTTTATTAACCAAACATTATAAGTATGGCATCAATTATTAAAGCAAGTATCAACCTTAACATGATCGACAAATCAAAGATCATTGAAGGAAAGAAAGGTAAGTATTTACCGCTAACCATTACGCTCAACGACGAAGTTGACCAGTTTGGTAATCAAGGACCGTTAATCATTGAGCAGTCTAAAGAAGAACGTGAAGCTAAGATGCCGAAGGTTTATTTAGGTAATGCAAAGGTTGTGTGGTCTAACGGTCAAAACGTAGACGCTGCACCTAGAACCGATCAGCCAGGAGGAATGGCACCACCGCCACCCAAGCAAGCAGCGCCTGTCGATGATCTACCATTTTAATCATATGTACGAAGAAGATTTTGTAAACATCTCGTACAATAAAGATGGGAAAGTAACCTCAGTAGAGGACTAATATTAATTAAATCCGCAATTTAATATAATGCAGACAATAGAGATCAATGGATTTGTGATTGACAACTTCAATCAGCATGGTCTTGATGAAGGTAAAACGCAGGGGACTTGTCCTCTGTGTTCTTCTACAAGAAAGCCTGAGAATCAGAAGCAAAAATGCGCTTCTTACGATTGGGAACGTGGTCTCGGTACTTGTCATAACTGTGATAAATCATTTCAGTTACACACTTACGAACGCAAAGGCACTTCAGAGAAGACATACGTCAAGCCTGAAGCCTTTGTTGTTCAAGAGGTGGGTAGCAAAGTAGAAGAGTGGTTTAAGACAAGAGGCATATCACGCAAAACGTTACACGAGCTACGTGTTACTGAAGGTAGTGAATATATGCCACAGACCGGTAAAGCCGAGAATGTTATAAAGTTCAATTATTTCATGGGCGACAACTTAATTAATGTTAAGTATCGTGATGGGAGAAAGAACTTTAAATTATATAAGGGTGCTGAGAAAGTATTTTACAATATAGATAGTATTGTAGGTTATGAGTATTGTATCCTTGTAGAAGGAGAAATGGACGTGTTAGCAATGCATGAAGCTGGTATCAGTAATGTAATATCAGTACCTAATGGCGCTACACTTAATACTAACAATTTAGATTACTTAGATGCTTGTATTGATTACTTCGAAGATAAGGAGAAAATCATACTTGCTACTGACTCAGACGAAGCTGGAGTTGCATTACAAACCGAGCTTATTCGCAGATTAGGTTCTGAAGTTTGCTTTTTAGCTACATTTGACGATTGTAAGGATGCTAACGAATATTTAATAAAGCATGGACCAGAAAAACTCGTATCTAGAATTACGAATGCAAAGCCCGTTCCGCTTGAAAACGTCACAACCTTCCGTGATATCGAAGACGAAATCACCGACTTTGTTCGCAACGGCTTTAAGCCCGGCTTTCAGATTGGCCTTAATAACTTCGATAATATCTTCAGTACTTACACTGGGTAGTTTATTACTGTTACAGGCATACCTTCCAGTGGTAAGTCGGATTTTGTAGACCGAATGGTTGTTGGTTACAACCGCAACTATGAATGGAAAACGGCATTTGCCTCACCCGAAAACCAACCAACATATTTACACGCGCATAAGCTAATGCGTAAATGCTGGGGCGGAATGCCAACCGCTGCTGATATATACAGCGATAGATGGAACCAAATAGCTGACCATTGCAATACTAACTTCTTCCATATAGATATGGAGCGCTACACGCTCGAAGCGGTATTAAAAAAAGGTGCTGAGCTAGTAAAGCGTAAAGGCATTAAGTGTTTGGTTATTGACCCTTTTAATAAAGTACGATCGAATGACCAGTCAGGCGATGTTAATGTATATACTCTTGAGTATCTGCAGAAGATAGAAACGTTTGCCAAGAAGTACGACGTGCTTGTTATTGTTGTTGCTCACCCTACTAAGATGTATAAAGATGGAAATGGTAAGATTGAGGAACCAACTATGTACAATATTAAAGGCGGTGGCGAGTGGTACGATGCTTCTTATCACGGCTTACTTGTTCACAGAGACTACGAAGCAAAGACTGTTAAGTGCAAAGTGCTTAAAGTTAAGTTTCAAAACCTCGGCGAGAATGGTGCAGAGGCACATTTCAAATGGCAACCAGACTCTGGTGACTATTTGTCTATAGATAATCCTGCAGATTTACTCGACGCTAAAATGCCCTGGGAATAATGGGTAGTGGATTTGGCAAAAGCAAAGGTAAGAAAACAAACTTTGGCAATTACTACCGCACACCAGAAGAGTACGAAGCAATGGTATGGTGTTTAAAAAACAAAATAGTCGTTGCACCTTTAGCTGCTGATAAAGTAAAGACCAACCCACAAAACTTTTATATTGACATTATTATTCAAGGCCGATTAAGTCGAAGCCCAAATACGTTTGACGCTAAAGAGCTATGGCCACAAATTTATAAATACTACAAATACTATTATGATAAACATCGAAAACCAGTATAAAGCATTAATCCAAGAGCTATTGCTAGCTAAGAAAAAAGATGATCGCACAGGTACTGGAACGCGTTCTGTATTCGGCAGAATGCTAACGCATGATATGAGCGAGGGTTTTCCGTTGCTAACCAACAAACGCGTGTACCACAAAATGGCTGTTCACGAACTGCTTTGGATTGCAAACGGGCGCACTGACATGCAGTATCTTCGTGACAATGGCGTTACATACTGGAATGCAGATTACGATCGCTCAGGACGCTCTGATGAGACCCTGGGGCCCGTATATGGCAAACAATGGCGCAACTTTAATGGTGTTGACCAATTGTTTAATGTATTGGATGACGTACGCAACAACCCAACCTCACGTCGTATGATAGTCAATGCTTGGAACCCGGCAGATATGCCAGATATGGTTTTGCCCCCATGCCACTACGGCTTTCAGTTGTATGTGAACGACGGCGAACTAGATTTAATGTGGCAACAACGTTCAGCTGATGTGTTCTTAGGTTTACCCTACGACATTGCAATGTACGGCCTGCTACTTGAGATGATTGCTAAAGGCAACAACTTAAAACCCGGTAAGCTAATTGCGCAACTTGGCGACTGCCATTTGTACAACGATCACTTAGAGCAAGCTAGAATATACTTAGCTAGAGTACAACCAGCGCATATGCCTGAGCTTGAACTAGCCAAGGGCATGTATAGCACAATGCACAACGAGGTGATCATCCCGGAGTTTAGCGATATAACCATTAAAAACTACAACCCTAAGCCTGCAATACCAGCACCGCTATCGGTTGGCAAATAAGACAAAATGACATACTATATTTATCACATACCGGGTAAAAAAATAGGCGTAACACGTAATCTTAATAAGAGAGTAACGGAGCAGCAAGGATACGCTCCAGACGAATACGAAGTTCTATTTACGGGTGAAGATATCGACGAGATATCACAGTTGGAGATAGAACTTCAAAAGTCTTACGGCTATAGCGTTGACACTGAATTATACAAAAACCTTTTTAAACCAAAACAAATGAGAGTAAACATTACCGATCAAACAACAACATTCCCTGTACCATTAAACAAACTAAAAGGTCGTCTTATGGACAACATAGGTTTAAGCTGGGTAACGCCACACGGTCATCGCGTTACATTAGATGTTGGATTATCAAAGTGGATTGTTGACAATGCACTAACATCCCGCTTCAACAATGAGCGTTGTTACATTTACAACAAAGCTATGTTTGAATTTGACAAAACTCGCCACAATAGTGTTGTGCATTCAAAAGAAGACTTTGGCGAAACTATATTTGGCGATATCCGCAGATGGGCAGACGATCGGGGTATATACGCTAAAGGCGATACAAAAACACAATTAATTAAATTATATGAAGAAGCAGGAGAGCTTGCTCAAGCTGTACTTAGGGATGATAACGAGGAGTTTATTGATGCTATTGGTGATTGCGTTGTTGTCCTCACCAACCTTGCCCACCTTGGAGGCGTCCGTATTGAAGATTGCATTGAGTCTGCTTACGCTGAGATTTCTGATCGACGTGGGGACATGGTTAATGGCTCGTTTGTAAAAATAACCCCAGCAGGCCAGGTATCAGACACGTCATTTTCATCTTATTTAAAATCTAAATCTGCTACATTATGAAACAAAAAGTAATTAACTTTCGCGATCCAGTAGTTGAGCGCGTGGTAGATAAGTTTGTTGGCCGTTCAGATGTAGGCTTTAAAAAATACGGTGTAACACTTGAGGATGATCCCTCAGATATGTTAGCTTGGCTTAATCACTTGCAAGAAGAAATGATGGACGCCGTCTTGTATTTACAAAAAGCCAAAGAAACTTATGAAGCAACGAGCTCCCAGGAGTAATATGAAAAAGAAATATAGCAGAAAGAAAGGACCAGTGAGAGCAAAGAAGGTATCGTATGACGGTATCAACTTTGCCTCAGGACTTGAAAAGTATATGTACATGGCTTTACGAAAAGCTAAAATAGCAGCATTATATGAAGGAGAAACATTCGAATTGCAACAAGCATTTAATTTCCCATTTGAAAGTTACGAGCGCACGGGGAACGGTAAGGGCGAATTTACTAATAGAGGAAATAAGAAAATCCTCAACATTAAGTACACCCCCGATTTCGTAGGTAAGCACTTTATCATTGAGACTAAAGGGCGAGCTAACGAATCATTCCCAATGCGCTGGAAGCTGTTCAAAAAGTATATAGCTGAAAACAAACTAGAGCCGTTCACATTGTATAAACCACAAAATCAGAAAGAATGCGACGAGACAATTCAACTGATCCTGGAGAAACAAAAGCAGTCGCCAGGAAAAAGTACGCAGAGCGAAAGATAGAAAAATGGATTAAGTGGTCGTGGGATGTACGCGGCAGAGTAATTTATAAAGAACTAATAGAACAAATAAACAAATATGAGCGAAAAGAGTAAAGGTTGGGCTATCTCAATAGGTTTTTATCCGGGTGTCTTAATAGGCGCCCGAACTTACCATGCAGAAGATATGACGTCGCACGTGTTCTATCTGCCGTTTTTTGATGTTGCATTTCAAATAGAACGCTAATGGGATTATTTAACGAACGAGTAGCGTACAAACCTTTTGAATATCCAGAATATTACACGGAAGGTTGGCTAAAGCAAGCGCAGGCATTTTGGCTGCACACTGAAATATCAATGCAAAGCGACATTAAAGACTGGAACGAGAAGCTTACACCTGAGGAAAAAAACTTAGTAGGTAACATACTTTTAGGTTTTGCACAAACAGAATGTGCCGTGTCCGATTATTGGACACAAAAAGTTGTTGGCTGGTTCCCAAAGCACGAAATACAGCAAATGGCTATGATGTTCGGCTCGCAAGAAACAGTCCACGCAGTAGCTTATAGTTACCTCAATGAGACGTTAGGCCTAGAAGATTATGAAGCCTTCTTACACGAGCCCGCAACAGCCTCTAGGTTTGATAATCTAGTTGCATACGATGGCGCAGATAAGTTAGGCATAGCTAAATCATTAGCTGTGTTCAGTGCATTCGCAGAAGGCGTTAGTCTATACTCAGCTTTTGCCGTTTTGTATTCTTTCCAACTGCGCAATTTACTTAAGGGTATTGGGCAGCAAATGAAGTGGAGTGTAAGAGACGAGTCATTGCACAGCAAGATGGGGTGTAAATTGTTTCGCCATATGTGCGAAGAAGACGCTGAATTAATGGAACAATGCCGGAAAGATGTTATTGATGCCGCATCCACTATGATAAAACTTGAAGAAGATTATATAGATAAGATGTTTGAGGCTGGTGATATTGAAGGCATAGCCGCTGAAGATTTAAAGAATTTTATTAAAAAGAGAACAAACGAAAAGCTTGTTGAGCTTGGTTATATTGACCTTGGCAATTATTTCCCTTATGTTGAAGGATCCGCCAAAAAACTAGATTGGTTTTACCATCTTACAGGTGGTGTAACACACACTGATTTCTTTGCAATCAGACCAACAGACTATTCTAAAGCTAACGAAGGAGAAGATTTTGAAGACATATGGTAGAGACTTGGAATAACGAATGGATTAAAGGAACAGATTACCCTGCATGGGGCGATACTGAAGTATACAGAAAAACGATCTCTGGTGGGTAATCTG